GAAATGGAAAGAATCGAGAAAGAAAAAGAGAAGAATCCATTCTATGATGTGCGTTTAAACTATGATAATGAAAATGAAGATAGTGAGGTAACAAGTGATGGAGAAGAAAAGGAAGAGAAGTAGTTACAATAACTTAGACAGTTATGACGATGAACTAGATATAGTCCTTGAACTTCTAGAACGTGCGAAGAAAGTAGAGAATGAAATGCTGAAGGAATTTGAAGGAATTCTACGAGATCTATGTAAATTATACCAAGAGTGATTTCCTTTTTATTACCCTCGTAACGTTCTTAGCAAAGAAGAATTCGAAAAGTTGACAATGTCACTAAAATATGGTATGATAGATACAGATATAAGTAAAGCCTTAGATGAAATCGAAAATAAAGTAGAACAACTACAAACTAACCGATTAATGGCTTGACTTATATTGGATTATGAATTAACTGCGCAAAAGACTGCTGAATCTATCGGCGTCCAAAATAAAAATATATTATCTTTCTCTGTAAAAAAGGATATAGTTGTAAAACCATGAGCCAAAGACAATAAAACTTTTTTAGACAGAATTAGAGCGAATACACGAGACATGGATGCTAAGCTGAGATATGTTATCCTAGAAGGTATTAAGAATGGATGGTCAATGAAGCAGATGTCCGAGACATTTAGAACTATAACCGGGATGGCCGCATATAAAGCAGAAAGGTTAATTAGAACAGAAACCATGGCAGTTTATTCAAAAGCAACAAAAGAAACATTTTTAGAAAATGGTATCCAGTATGTAGAAATTATAGGTGACGCCGCGTGTGGTGGAATCTGTTTAGATTACGTTGGAGAAGCATTGTTATTAAGTGAGGCGGAGATAGGCGATGACCTTCCGCCTTACCATCCAAATTGTGCTTGTAGCTTTTGTGCTTATACTGAATTCGAGGACAAAATTAGTTCAGAGGATTAGATAAAATTTTATATAATTATGAAAACATTAAGGGTTATTACTCTTTTGAGGGATAAAACTTAGAAAGGAAAATAGATTAACATGGAAATAGAAAATAATAATAGTTCAACAGTAGAAACTAAATCTACAGGGACTGAACAAGTAACTGAAAACCAAGAAGGTAAAACATATACTGAAGCTGAAGTTCAGGCTATGTTACAAAAAGAGGGAGACAGACGCGTTACTGCCGCTCTTAAGAAACAACAAGCTACTTTTGAAACAAAGATGGCTGAAGCCGAAAAACTTAGAGGCATGGACGAAGCTCAAAGAAAAGAATATGAGTACGACCAAAAGGTAAAAGAACTTGAAGAAAGAGAAAAAGAATTTAATTTAGCTCAAAACAAACTTGAGGCTAGTAAGGTATTATCTAATAGAGGTTTACCTGTTGAGTTTGTAGATTACATTGTTGCGGAAGACGCAGATACAATGTTGGAGAACATTAATACTTTTGAAAAAGCATTCAAGGCTGCTGTTGCTGACGCCGTTACTAAGAAAATGGCATCACCAAGTCCAAAAGAAAGCTCTGTTAAACAAACTGGATTAACAAGAGATGACTTTAAGAAAATGACACTTGCTCAACAAGCAGAGTTATATCATACAAATCCAGCTCTATATAAAGAATTAACGCAAAAATAATTATGCAAATATAGAAAAGGAGATTATAAATTATGGCAGATTTATTAAATAACCATACAATATATGAAAACTTCGTATTAGAAAACAAAATCGAAGATATTTTAGCTACTAATGTTGATTTACAATCATACATGACAGTAGATACAAGTTTAACTCAAGCTCCTGGTATGAAGAAAACAGTTCATACTTATGTAGCTTCTGGAAACGTAGAAGATTTAGCAATGGGAGAAGGAAACTCTGAACAAATTGGTGTATCTTTCACATCTAAAGATTATGATGTTAAAGTTACTCAAGGTAAATTCCAATACTATGATGAACAAGAAATGACAGATCCAATGGTAGTTGACACTGGTCTTGAAGGATTAGCAAAAACTATGATTAATGACTTTACTTCAAAAGCAATTACTGAATATGGTAAAGCTACATTAACTGAAGAAGGAGACACTTGGTCATTTGATTTAATCGCTGATGCAATCGCTGAAATGAATTTAGAAGAAGAAGAAGGATTAACTCTATTAATCTCTGTTAAAGATAAAGCTGAATTCAGAAAAGCATTAAAAGACGATTTAAAATATAGCGAAGGTTATGTTAGAACAGGATACATCGGAACAGTTTGTGGTGTACCAGTAGTTGCTTCTAAAGCAGTTCCAACAGGAACAGGATTCTTATTCACTAAAGAAGCTGTTACATTATTCATTAAAAAAGGTTCTGAAATCGAACAAAAGAGAGATGCTGACATCAGAAGTAACGAAGTATATGCTAGAAAAGTTGCTGTAGTTGCTTTAACTAACGCTAATAAAGTTGTTAAAATCACTACTAGTGAATCATCTATTTAATTTTACAATTTAATTTAATGAAAAGGAGAAAGTTTTATGTTAGATAAAATCAAAATTTTACTAGGACTTTCTAATACAGAAGAAAAAGATGAGCTTCTTGAAACATTAATTTCATTATGTAAAGATGAAGCTATCGACTTCTGCAATTTGAAAGAATACGATAAAAAACTTGACTCCGCAGTAATTGAAATGGTTATCGAAAGATATAATAAGTTAGGTACAGAAGGTTTAACTGGAGTATCTACAAACGGAATAAACGAACAACACACTGATGGTTACAGTGAAACTGTTCTTTCTAAATTAAGAAAAAATAGAAAGGTTAAGTGTGTGTAGAGTATGGTTTTAAGAGATAAATTAATTCAAGAAATTGACGTTAAAGTACCTGATGGTATGGGCGGTTTTATCTCTGAAGAGCCAGTGCGCAAAGAAATATTATGTAAGGCTTCCTTAAATACTAGTCCTGAGGTAGCGACCGCGTATGGAACTAACGGGGAACAAGTTTTATATGTGGTTGCCGCTGATAAACTAGATGAGGAAGCCTTTTATTTTTTTGAACAAAAAAAATATACATTAAGAGCGCAAACTCACAACAACCGCTTATATAATTGTACTTTAATCGAAGTAAAATAGTTTATTCCTTTACAGAAAGGAGCAAAACATGATTACAATAGATACAGATACTAATAATATCACAATTATTAAAAAGGATACTGCTTCTTTAGAGATTGCTCTTGATAACTATAAACTTACTACAGGAGACACAGTTATTTTTACAATAGCTAGAGAAGTAGAACAACAAACTCCACTTGTACAAAAAAGAGTTACTCTTTTCACAGAAGAAGGTGGAGCAATTATAAATTTAGCAACAGAAGATACTGATTTAGAAATCGGAAGTTATAAGTACGATATTCAAATTGATACTGCGGACGGCCGCAGAGATACAGTTATCGGTCCTGCTAAGTTCAAAGTAATTGGAGGTGTAACATACTAATGGATAAGATTAATGCTAGTTTAAATACCAGAGGTGTGTTACACACTTCAACATTAACCGCAAGTGGTGGAGAAAGATTAATACCAGGTCCTAAAGGAGATCCAGGAGAATCTGCTTACCAAGTTGCTGTTGATAATGGCTTCGTAGGAACTGAACAAGAATGGTTAGCATCTCTTGTAGGACCTACAGGAAGTCAAGGACCTAAAGGTGATACTGGTTCACAAGGACCTCAAGGTGAGAGAGGTTTACAAGGTGAACAAGGACCTGCTGGTCAAGATGGACAAGATGGCGCACAAGGGCCTCAAGGAATCCAAGGGGAACAAGGTATTCAAGGTGTGCAAGGTCCAAAAGGTGACCCATTCTCAATAGCTAAAACATATGCTACTATTGTTGCAATGGTTGCTGATTATGATAATATGAATGTAAATGATTTCGTAATGATTAGCGGAGATATTTCAGACCCAGACAATGCGAAATTATTTGTTAAATCATCAGTAGAAGACCCAACTTTAAGATGGAACTTTGTAACAGATTTTAGTGGTGCTACTGGTATTCAAGGTCCACAGGGACCACAAGGAATCCAAGGGCCTCAGGGAGAAACTGGTGCAACTGGAGCTCAAGGTCCTAAAGGAGATACAGGGGCTAAAGGTGATAAGGGAGATAAAGGTGATACTGGAAATACTGGTGCAACAGGAAATGGTATTGCTTCAACTACCTTAAACAATGATTACACTCTTACAATTACTTATACAGATGGAACAAGCACAACAACATCTTCAATTAGAGGTCCACAAGGTGAAACTGGTCAAACAGGAGCTACAGGTGCCACTGGTGCTACAGGAGCAACTGGACCATACTTCACACCAAGTGTAGATTCTAGTGGAGATATTTCATGGACTAATAATGGTGGTTTAGTAAATCCAACAACAGTAAACATTAAAGGTCCTCAAGGTATCCAAGGAATTCAAGGTCCTGCGGGAGCCGATGGAGCTGATGGTGCGGATGGAACAAATGGTAAATCAGCTTACGCTTATGCGCAAGATGGTGGATATACTGGAACTGTTTCAGATTTCGCTACTAAATTAGCAACACCAACATATTCAACAACACAAATAGATAACATGATTTCCGCAATTCCTCATTTTGCTATTGAAGTTGTACAAAGTTTACCAGTTAGTAGTATTAGTGATACAACAGTATATTTAGTGCCTAATCAAGGTTCTGGAACAGATGTTTATGATGAATATATTCATGTAAATAATGCTTGGGAACATTTAGGTAGTCAAACTGTTGATTTATCAAATTATTCAACAACTACAGAAGTTCAACAAATGATTAACACAACTTTAAGTACAGCGAACGTAGTTACAGGAACATCCGTTGCTTATACTATTTGAACAGGTACTCAAGCTCAATATGATGCATTAAGTTCTTATAGCAACTCTACAATATATTTAATTGTGGAAGGAGCGTAAGATTATGACTATAGCAAGATTAAGACACACAAGTTATACAACTAACACCTGAGGATCTGGTTCAGTTACTAGAGCAGATTGGTTTGCTTCTGCGCGAGACCCAGAAGATGCAGCTAATATAAATAGCTGTACTCAAACAGTTGCATCAGATGTTTCTGGCCAAGCTTCAATTAGATTAACAAATTTTAATAGTTTTAATTCAAGTGGGAAAACAATTCAAAGTGTAACTTTAAAGTTTAAAGGTTGTAGTACTCTTTTAACTTCCGGGACAGGTAAAAGTTCAGCTACAGTTGCTATTGTTAATGTTAACACAGGAACTAGCTTTGTATATAAAACAGTTTCTGAAACTGGCGATCGTGCATCTTATATGAATACAACAAATTCATTTACAAGTATTGATATCCCTCAACAATATTGAGATTTGATCTTTGCTGGCGGGGCTAATTGATATATTCGTTTAAGTGAAGCTCACAGTGCAAATGGATCTGCATATTGTTCTTATTCTGCTGCAGTTATTGATATAGAATATGAAGCACTTGAAGATGATCAAATTAAGATAGGAACTTCATTATTAAAGAAAGTTAAAATTGGAGCAAGCCAAAAAATTGATAAAATTTTTAAAGGAAATACATTGCTTTTTAAAGATAAATTACTTCCAAAAGAATATCAAAGATTGCAATATATAAAAACAACTGGGACTCAATATTTCGATACAGGCCTTTTTGGAAAACCTGGATTAAAAACAGAAGCAAAATTACAAGTTTACAATAGCACTAGCGCATCTGCGGTATTGGTAGGTGCAAGAAATGATACTGGACAGACTCGTTGTTATCTTGGTTATAGACAATATAATTCATCAGTTAATTTTGGATATCAAGAAGAACAACAATCAGGAGTTGCGCCAACAAGTGATATTGATACTTTTGAATATGAAATAAAATCTGGAGAGTTAGTAATTAAAAAAAACAGTACTACAATTTTAGACCAACAACATACGACAACATTTACAACAGATTATACAATGTATGTTTTTGCTATAAACTATACAGGTTCAGCTAGCCAATCCATATCTTGTGATTTATATGAATTAAAAATATGAGATAATGGAACTTTAGTAAGAAATTATATTCCTTGTTATAGGAAGAGCGACAATGTAGTGGGTATGTATGATATTGTTAATAATACATTTAAAACTAATGCAGGAAGTGGTTCTTTCATCAAAGGGCCAGAAATAGAATATAATTTTCCAAAAGCGTATCAAAAAGTAGAATATTTAAAAAGTGACGGAACTCAATATATTGATACTGGATTTACTCCTAGTTACTCAACAGGTTTTAAATTTGAGGTTACATATCAACCAACTGATACAACTAATAGAGGATGTCTTCTTAGCAATTTTGATGGAACAGCTTGTATCGGTTATGAACTAAGAAACGGAAAAGAAAGAACTTGGTGCGCGTCAGGAGCCGCAAACGTAGAATCTACAGAAGCTTATACATTAGGAATTAATACTGGTAGTTTAGCAGTTACTAATACTTCAGTTGTTCAAATGGTAAATGGTAAAGCAAATACAACAGCATATACAACATCTGCGACAACATGTGCAAATTCTGTATATATGTTTACAGATAGAAGTTTACGTTTTAGTACTTTCCCTAATTATGTAAATATATATTCTTGTAGAATTTATGATGGTTCAACTTTAGTAAGAGATTTTGTTCCTTGCTATAGAAAAAGTGATAATGTATTAGGAATGTATGATATAATAAATAATGTTTTTTATACAAATCAAGGAACTGGTACATTTATAAAAGGAAAAAATATTTATTAGGAGGTTCAAATGAGATTAGACGGAAATATATTATATGCTGATGAGGGTAAAGTGCTAGACTTTAAAGAACCTCATTACGCTTTAAATGATAAAGGTGAACAAGTTCAAGTTCATCTATATGTTAAAAAAATCAGATTGGGAAGAATGGACTCTCAAGATAATTATATAGAAATCGATGAAAACGAGGTAGAATAATATGGGTTTAAGAGCACAATTTTCAGTAATTCACGATATTGGTCATAGAGCATATACTCCTCATTACCATTGGAAAATCGATTATTCAGAAGGTTGCGATGTATTCGTACAAACATTTCTAGAAGTTGCGCATGATGAAGTTCCTGTTGATACTGGTTATTTACAAAGTAGAACAGAAGCAGATTGCACAGATGATGAAGTAACTTGTGAAAATGATTGCGATTACGCGCAATATATAGAATTTGGAACTATTAAAATGGGTGCTCAACCTTTTTTCCAACCTGCTCTTGATGCCGCTTATGATGCTGCAGAGCCGGTTTGACAAGAAGCTGAAGATGAAGCTGTCCAAGAGGATGAAGAACAATATCAAGCGGAAATGCAGCAAGCTATGCAGCAAGGTGGAAGCGGTGGTGGCGGAGGAGGAATTCCTACAAGTCTTGGAGAACTTGGAGGATTAATTCTAGCCGCTCTTGTTGTTGGATTGTTTGACCTTATGTTAAGAATTGCTCTTGGCTTAGAAGGAGGAGGAGAAAGATCTCCAATTCCATCCGCCCATGGCTATACCGATTCTGCGGCAGGTGGGAAAATCCAAATAGAAATTATTGACTAATATGAAAGGAGACTTTATGATATCTCAAATAAAAACACAATTATACCAAATATTAAAAGAGGATTTAGAGTATAATGTTACAGACAATCCTTATGGAGAAGAGACAAAAAGTTTTCCTTATGTTTTGATAACATTATCTAATACTCGTAGAGATAAAAGAAAAGGTGCTTATTTTTATGCTATTAATTATAAAATAGATATTTTTTCTGATTATGATGGAGAAAAAGAAATTTTAGATATGGAGCAAGAAATTTTTGATAATATTGAAAAACTATATGAAAATAATTTTGTGACATATGTAAGAGAAACTGGTTTTCGCATTATGGATGATAAATCTACAGGAGTATTAAGAAAACATGGTATAATTAATTATACAAT